CCTCAACGAGACTTCTCTTGAGGCCGCTGTAATTCAGATTGGCAAATGGACCGATGAGCGTGGCCTGATGATCGCTGCTCGTCCCCAGACGCTCGTTATCCCGCCCGATTTGCAGTTCGTGGCGACACGGGTAATGAAATCTGATCTTCGCCCCGGAACTGCGGACAACGACATCAATGCAGTGCGTTCGATGGGTGTTGTTCCGGGCGGGACAGTTGTGAATCACTTCCTGACTGATACGGATGCGTGGTTCCTTCTTACCGACATTCCGAATGGGATGAAGCACTTCAATCGTGTGTCTCTGGAAACGAGCATGGACGGTGATTTCGATACCGGAAACGTTCGCTACAAGGCTCGCGAGCGGTACAGCTTTGGCGTCTCAGATCCCCTTGGGATCTGGGGATCACCCGGAGCGTAGTGAGTAACGTAGTGGGTAAGGGGTGGGGACGGTTCCATATTGGGACCGTTCCTGCCCTTTTCTTTTTTCCTGACTGCCGATAAACGGTAGACACTAGCCACGACAGGGAGAAATAATGGCTAACACGACTTTTTCAGGACCAGTACGATCAGAGAACGGATTCCAATCCGTTGATAAGAGTACGACAACTGGTGCTTTTACTACCAGAGTCGTTTTAGGAAAGGGTGTTGGATACGCTTCAGGCGTTACAGTCAACACCTCTGCGGGCGATAGCGGAGCTATCGGTGAGTTTACCCAGCCAGCCAACACTGTCATCACCGCCATCAAAATTGTGTGTATCACGGCTCCGGTTATCGGTTCGGGAGATATCGGGTTTGAGGTTGGAACATCAAGTTCCGGTGCCCAGATTGTTGCGGCGATCACCGATCAGATTCTAGATGGTGGTACGACAGTTGTAGTGGGTAATGTCGTAAATCTCACGTTGGTAGCTACAACGGAGAGCACTACTACGGCTCCCGTGTCGGCTCAGTATGCTGGTTCCGAACGGACGGTTTACTGCAACATCACGAATACCGTAGATGCTACAACTGCGGGATCGTTCACATTCGTTATTGAATATGTGCCGATTGCATCGCTGTCCTAATGTGTAATTAACTGAGATAAGGCCATCCACCTAATGGTGGGTGGTCATATCTCCTATAGCGAGCGGGGCTAGAAGCCCTGTCCTCGTGGGGAGAATCAGATGGCTGATGCAGTAACGTCTCAAACGATCCAAGATGGCGACCGCATTGCGGTTATGAAGTTCACCAACATCTCCGATGGTAGTGGTGAAGCTGCTGTCGCCAAAGTCGATGTGTCCGCTCTCAGCACGGAATCCGGTACGGGAAGATCCTGTGCTAGGGTAGCCATTGAGCAGATCTCCTACGATTGCTCTGGCATGACCGTCGATATCCTATGGAACGCCAGCACTAATGTTATTTGCTGGACACTAAGCGGATACGGCTATTTCGATTTCCGTGGCGGTGGCCCCCTCCCGAATAATGCTGGTAGTGGCATTAATGGTGATGTCCTGTTCACGACCACGGGTCATTCAAGTGGTGATCGTTATACCGTGATGCTCTATCTAAGGAAGAGCTACTAATGGCTGAAGATCCTCAAAATCCGACTGTCAAGCCTCCAAGCTGTAACGAGATGATAGAGAAGAAGGCAGGAGCGGACCACAATTGGGGCTACTACAGTAGGCTTGCTGAAAATTATCCTGGCCATGAGGAAGAGGTTGGCCATACAAGTCGTATTGCTGAAAAATATCCTAATTGGAAGGCGTTTTAGAGATGCCTTTTAAGAGCGAGAAACAGAGGAAGTGGATGCACGCCAATGAACCTGAGATGGCGGACAGGTGGGAACGAGAAAAGGCGCATGGCGGACTCATTAAAAAAGCGATTACTAACGAGTTTTCCAAACAAGGTTCTTTACAGGATTTTGCGGAAATGAGAAGTGGTGGCTTGATCGGCAATGGATCTCTGACGCCTGGAAAGGTTGTCGAGTTCAAGAAGAACTGTAAAGACAAATTTGGGGATAAGTGATGGCGACTTCTGGAACCTCTGCATTTAACCTCGAAATTTCAGAGGTAATCGAAGAGGCGTTTGAGAGATGTGGTCTTCAGTCCAAGACAGGCTACGATATCGAAACGGCTCGTAGGTCTCTCAATCTATTGAGCCTTGAGTGGGTGAATCGCGGCCTCAACTTCTGGACTGTCGAGCAGGGCACCAAAACCCTGACGGCAGGAACCTCCACGGTCACGATGGATTCGGATACCGTTGATTTGATTCAGTATTGGATTCGCGATGGATCTGGTACTACACAAAGCGATTTACCGCTCTCGCGGTTCAGTGTGTCTCAGTATTCCACGATCCCGAACAAGCTCACCGAAGGGCGTCCCGTAAATTTATATATCGACAAGCAACGTGATGCTCCGGTTGTTTACTTTTGGCCCACGCCCAGTGAAGCTTACACGTTTGTTTATCAGCAAATACGGCGTATTGAGGATACGGGTTCCGTGGGATCTACTGATCCAGATGTGCCCGCTCGTTTCCTTCCGGCATTGGTATCTGGCCTCGCCTATATGATATCTCAGAAGTATCCAGAAGCGTTTGTGCGCTCCCCCGAACTTAAAGCTGAATACGAATTTCAATGGCAATTGGCGGAACAGGAAGATCGTGATAGGGCTTCTGTCCACTTTGTGCCCGGAGGCTATTCCTGATGGCTAAGTATGCCAAGGGTAAGTATGCGTTTGGGTTTTGCGACCGCACGGGATTCAGGTATAAGCTCAAAGATCTCGTGCCTCAGATTAAAGCTGGTCGCATGACAGGTCTTATGGTCGGCAGGGATATGCTAGACGAAGATCAGCCCCAGAACTTCCTGGGCAGGCTTGGTGATTATTCTGACCCACAGGCAATTAGAAATCCACGCCCTGATTTGTCACAAGATATCAGCAGGAAATTGTTCGCGTTCGATCCCGTAGGAAATGGTAATGGGGGTGGATCGGGCAACATTGTGGCACATGGACAAGTCGGGACCGTGACGGTGACGACATGACCTATGCTGAACTGACTGCGGCGATCAAGGATTATTGCGATAACACGGAAACGAATTTCGTGGCTGCGATCCCCACGTTTATCAAGCAGACTGAACAACGTATTTATCGTTCCGTCAATCTGCCCGTGAACCGTAAGAATGTCGCAGGCACCATCACTGATGGTAACCAATACCTGTCGATGCCTACGGACTTTTTGTTTCCACTGTCTTTGTCGATTACCAGTTCTAGTAACCAGATCTTTTTACTGAACAAGGACGCGAACTTTATCAGGGCAACCTATCCGAATGCGTCCACCGAAGGGGTTCCCAAGTATTACGGTATTTTCGCTAGTGACACATTTATAGTTGGCCCTACACCCAACGCTGATTTTGTTACGGAGCTTCATTATTACTATCAGCCAGCCTCAATCGTTGACACGAGCCCTTCATGGTTGGGCACGAACGCCGATACGGTTCTACTCTATGGCTCTTTAGTGGAAGCATATACCTACATGAAAGGTGATGCGGACATGATGCAGTTGTATCAGCAGCGATATCAGGAAGCACTGGATCTTCTGAAGATGCAGGCAGAGGGCCGCATGACTGTCGATGAGTACAGAGATGGCACAATCAGGGTGCCTGTTCACTGATGTTTACCGGGGAAGTGGGTAATGTCACGGTTACCACGACTAACGACACCACCCTTGGGCCGGATCATTGGGCAAAGCGGGCATCTGAGCAGATTGTGTCCGTAAGCAAGGACGCACATCCTCTGATAGCGGAGCAGGCGGTAGAATTCAAGGAGTTCATTTACAAAGCCATAAAGTACTATATGTACGAAGCGATCAATGAAGATCGTTCCAGGGTCGTTACTTTGTTGCGTTCAGCGGATCATAACGATATGGCTAACTTCGTGGAGAGATTGTAATGGCATTTTCAGGGAATTTTATGTGTACTTCTTTCAAAAAGGAATTGATGGAAGCAAAGCACAACTTCCTCCTTTCCGGTGGAAGTACATTCCAGATTGCACTGTATACAGATAGTGCTTCATTCACTGCGGCTACTACGGCGTATACTACTAGCAACGAAATCAGTGGTACGAACTACTCTGCTAAGGGAAATACGCTAACTCGTATAGACCCTACGACAAGTAGTACGACCGCCTATACTGATTTTGCTGATAGTTCGTGGTCTACTGCTACGTTTTCGGCCATGGGTGCAATGATTTTTAATGATAGTGCGAGCGGTGATCCGTCTGTTATTATTTTAGATTTTGGTGCATTGAAAACGGCCACTGCTGGTACGTTCACGATTGCTTTCCCTGCGGCAGATGCGAGTAACGCGATTATTCGTATAGCGTAGCATGGCAAATGTAACTGGCTGGGGCCGTTCTACCTGGGGTTCTAGTACCTGGGGTGAGCCAGTTCCCGTTGATGTAACGGGTGTAGCTGGAACAGGAGCGGTAGGAAGCGTCACGGTAACGGCTGATGCCAATGTTACCCTGACGGGGATTGCTGGTACTGGGGCAGTAGGATCGGTCACGGTAACAGGTACGGCCAATGTTTCTGTTACTGGTTTAGCAGGAACGGGATCGGTAGGAAGCGTCACTGTAGCAGGAGATGCAAATGTTACGGTGACGGGGCTTGCCGGGACGGGTGCGGTTGGTTCAGTAACCGTAACGGCTGATGCAGGTGTTACGGTAACAGGAGTAGCCGCTACAGGTGCCGTTGGTTCGGTTACAGCAACTGGTGGGACAGGTGTAACGGTTGAAGTAACGGGCGTAGTCGGGACAATGAGAGCAACGGGTGTCAACGTATGGGCCAGTATAGATGATTCTCAGACGCCAGATTGGGGAGCTATAGATGATTCGCAGACACCGGGGTGGTCTGAGGTGTCGGATTCACAGACACCAGATTGGGCGGCTGTTATATAAACTAGGAGTTAAGCATGGCAACGTATGTCAATAATTTGAGATTGAAGGAGATTGCTACAGGTGCCGAATCAGGTACTTGGGGCACTTCCACCAATACGAACCTAGAGCTTATAGCAGATGCTTTTGGTTCTGGCACCGAAGCCATCACGACCAACGCCGATACGCATACTACTACGGTAGCAGATGGTGCGGCTGATGAAGGTAGAGCCATATACATGAAGTATACGGGCACACTGGATTCAGCGTGTACCATCACTCTGGCACCAAATACCATCAACAAGTTCTGGATCATTGAGAACGCAACAAGCGGCTCTCAAAACATCATTATCAGTCAGGGTTCCGGGGCCAACATTAC